GATATTTTTCGAAATATTGCCGGTATTTTTCAGTCTTTTTGCAAACTAATTTTTTGGCGACCAGATGTTATTTTCTGCAAAGGCGGGTTTGTTTGTGTTCCCGTTGGAATAAGCGCTTGGATCTTAAGAATCCCAATTGTGATCCATGATTCTGATGCTCACCCAGGTTTAGCTAATCGTATTATTTCGAAATTTGCTAAAAGGATTGCAACAGGCGCGCCGCTCGAATTTTATAATTATCCAAAAGAAATTTCAAAATATGTTGGAATTCCGGTACTTGAAAATTTTAAAAAATATAGCAAAAAAGAACAAAATAATTTTAAGGTTGAGCTAGGGTTTTCGAAAGATAAGCCTCTTATTTTAGTTACTGGTGGCGGTCTTGGTGCAGCTAGGCTTAATAACGCGGTAGTTTCGAAGGGTGGGGAACTTTCAAAATCTGCTCAAATTGTTCTAATTTCTGGCGTATCTCAATTTGATGAACTTAAGAGAAAAACTGAGGGATTTTCGAAGGATTTTTACTTGTTAAGTTTTGTATCAAAAGATATGTGGAAGTTTTTAGCTGCTGCAGATTTGGTTGTTGCTCGGGCTGGTGCAACTTCCAACCTTGAACTTGCCGCGCTTCACAAGCCAACAATCCTTGTTCCAAATGCAAGATTAACGGGTGGACATCAATTAAAAAATGCGCAGGTTTATCAAAAATCTAATGCTGTTAAGATTGTTTCTGACGATGAAATTGAAAAAAATCCAGAAATTCTTTCAGATGAAATTTTGAGAACTTTAGAGAATCCAGAACAAATGCTTAAGCTTGGCAAAGAATTTAGTAAATTTGCTAAGCCTAATGCTGCTAAAGATGTTACAGAAATGATTTTTGAAGCCGCAAAGCTATAAAAAATATTGAGCTTATGATATAATTATAGTTAGATGAAAGAAGAAAAAAACTTAACTCGACGCGAAATGCGCGAAAAGATTCTAGAAGAACGCTCAAGAGAGAAGGGCGATTTTCGGCGTGGAAAAACAATTTCACGACATCAAAAAGAGCATTCTGAGCGTTCAGAAAATCAAAAATTAGTTATTCGCCGAAGAAAGCTAGGTGCTTTTTTCGTGATTTTAGCTATTTTTATAAGTTTAATTTCTATATTTTTATTTCAGTTTATTTCTAAGGTTTCAGTAGTTTCAAATGAATCAAAAAGCCAAAATTTAAGTAAATATGAAAAATCAGTTGAAGAATATTTAAATATAAATCCGAGTGAACGAATTTTATCAAATTTAAATAAAAACGCTTTACTTGAAAGCCTTCAAAAAGATTATCCAGAGGTATTATCTATTTCGGATATTAAATTTAATGGTCTAACCTCATATAAAATTTATCTTGATTTTCGAAAACCTGTTGCTTCTTGGTTGGTTGATGGTAAAGAATTTTTCGTTGATTCTGAAGGTGTATCTTTTAATATTAATAATTTTGAAAAACCGTCACTAAATATAATTGATGATAGCGGTGCTATAGTTTCTAACGGTAAAAATGTTGCAAGCAGTAGCTTTTTTAGCTTTATTGGAAAACTAGTTTCTGCTGCGAACAAACAGGGGCTAGAGATTTCGAAAATTCGTATTCCGCCCCTTAGTTTACGACAGGTTGAAGTTTCTGTAAAAGGTGTAAGTTATTTTGCGAGGATGTCGACAGCCGATTCTGCAGAAGGGCAAATTATTAACTTCAAAAAAGCTATTGAATATTTTATAACTCATAAAATTTCACTAAATTACATAGATCTAAGGATTGAAGGAAAAGGCTATTATAAATAAAAACAAAAAAGGAGAAGGGGCTTGTTCGTTTTTTGTTCTATACTGCAATTAAGAATAGGAAGAGTAGGGAAAAATATAAAAACATATTATAATATTAAAAAATAAAAAAGTCAAATTGTCAAAAAATAAATAAGGTAGGGGTGTGGAAAATTATTTTTTATCTGTCAGAAAAGATGAATACTTGAGAAATTAAGCTCAAAGAATTTTTAAATTATATAAGGAAAATATTTTTTTGTAATTCCCGCTCTTTCCTTGTTAATAATTTACTTGATTATAATCTATATGGATTTATTTTATATAAATTCTTTTTGTGGAATATAATAAAATAAGCCCTACGCAGTATAAATACAAATAGTAATATTTAATTTATAGATGTCGTAAAAGATATATTGTGCGACATGTCTTGTATTTCCTTTTTGTGTATGCTATTATGTTTTTGTAATTAAAAAATATAATTTTCAAGGAGAAAAATAACTATGCAAGAAAAAATCAATGTTCTAAATCGAATCTACTCTGCTAAGATTGCAGAAAAAGAATTCGTAAACCCTGAAACTCAACAATCTATTAAATATAGTGTCCTTGAACTCGGATTGTCTCTTAATGGTTCTGATCAAGTTCTTGAACTTAAATTGTCGAATAAATCAAATGCTAAACTCTTGATTCTATCATCGACACCTAAACCTAATGCATCAGAATTTCTAAACGAGGACTAACAGCTTATGTGAAATTTTAGCCTTTAGTCCGTCGCAAACAAAAAGCGAACAAAAATAAAATAATATCAAATTTAAAAAAGGAGTTTAAAAAATGCAAGGAGCTCAATTGTTTGGTGCAATCAGCTTTCCAGAAAATTTGAACACTCAAATTATCAATGGAATTGAAGCAGCATTTTCAAACGGTCTAACTTTCGTTGCACCTATTCTTGTAGGTATGGTAGGTATCACTATCGTGCGAAAGGTTATCAACCGCGGAAAGAATGGTCGGGTTTAGTCCCCTTCTTTCTTTAAAATCCTGAGTAAGATTCAAAACTGCTCAACTATAATAATAAAGTAATTTTAAAACTTAAATTAGCTTGAAAATAATTTAGATTGTAAAACTTTAAAAATTGCATCAAATAAAAGCGGTTAGCACATTTATTTTTGTCTGTTTGTTTTTTATTTTGTTTACGGTTAAAACCTAAATCTATATCAAACATATTTTAAGCCTTTTCAAAACCGCTTTTAGGCTAAAATTCAAGTTTAATTTAATTTTATAAGGTAAAATAATGGTTCAAAATATATCATCAACTGAAGTAATAAATATCATTCTCGATCTATTTTCTAAAGGTTTTATGTTTTTGCTGCCAATTGTTGGAGTATTAGCTGGTATTCATTTACTCTATTCAATGATAATGAATGTTCTCTTTAGAGATAGATTATAATTAGTGTTTTTGTCGTGTTAAATTAGAGGTTTTTTTATGCAAGATGTTTATTATTACACACCACTTCACAATAAATTTGTGAAATTTGATGATATAACTTGGCTCGTTATTATTATTCTTACGATTTTATCATTATATATTATTAAAAATATGAAAGTACGCCCTAAAAGGTAGATTATGAACAAATGGAAAATTTATTTTTTATTCTTTGGCTTTGCATTATGCTTTGGTTTATTTGGGATTCTAAACAAAAACGCCCTCGCAGTTGAAAGCTATAAAATATCACCAGAACAAGATAGAACTTTAAAAAGAGATTTTCACGATAGTTTAAATATTTCAGATAGTAAAAATATTGATATGCATTATTATTTTTACGCTACAAATAATTATAATGAAAATATTAATGTTATAGCTTATGTTTGTGAGTATAAACCAAATTATTATGCAGAAGATGTAAAAACTGTACCAGATTGTGGCCTATCAATGGTACAAGAAGCTGGCAAATTTAAAATTAAGCTTAAAGGTTCTGCTTATAAACTTTTAAGCTATAGTCGAAGAACTCAAAAAGTTAGTGAAGGTTATGTTCAAGTTGATAGTATTTATGGTAATCAAAATTCAACAAAAGATGTCGCAAGCTTTACAGATGCAGATTTTGAAAAAGGCTTAACTTTACTTGGTGGTTCAACTCTAAAAGTTAATAACTGGAACAGAAATGAAGGCGGATTTTTAGTCGGTCCAGTTGGCGAAAATAATCAAAATCAAAATAATAATAGTCAAAATAATAATAACGGCGGTGGTTTTGATATTTTAGGTGGAATTAAAGCGTTTTTTCAGCCAATGATCAATTCAATTGATCGAACTCAAAAAGCCGTTTTAGGTATTTCAGATAATATTGTAAACGGTATTAAAAATTTATTTAGCGGTTTGATAGAATCAGTTAAAAATATTTGGGATTTTCTCTCAAATTTCTTTACTAAGCTCTTCGAAGAGCTAGGAAAATTTGTTAAGTGGATTTTTATTCCTGAAAGTGATGTTTTAACAAAACAGATTAAAGGTTTTACTGATCTTATAGATTTATCTTTTCAACCTTTAAAACAGACTTTAGGTATAGATTTTGTAGACCCTATGTATTTAAATTCAAGTAGATGTAATGGTTCACCTTCTGGATTAACTGGTAATGGAGATGGTAGATCTTCAGGTATGAATCTTTTTATGGATGGAGTTGAGATAAATATTTGTAAAGTTCCAAAACCTTTAATATTTTTAGCAAGAAATTTATTCAGATTTTCAGTTATATTTGTTTTACTTCACAGATTATCAATAACCTTACCTATTGTTCTTGGATCTCGCTATGTTTGGGAAAGAAGTGAAAAAGGAGATAATAAATAATGTTAGTTGATTTAATTTTAACACTTATTTTCGGTTTAATAAAAATTATTATTTTTGTACCAGTAGCTATAATTCTTGAAGTTTTAAAACCTGTTTTGGGATTTCTTGGATCTTTAAACTGGATTACAGATATTACGAGACCGGCTGTAAATTTGTTTAGTTTTTTACTTGAAAATGAAATATTATTTAAATTTATTTTAACTACTTCAGTTGTTTTAATTCCTTTCGAATTTGCTATATCTGTTGGTTGGTGGGTTTTGTATAAAGTTCCGATATTAGGTTTAAAGGATAAATAAAATGTCATATCTCTCATTTATCAAAAAAGAGGCGAAAATTCACTTTGATTCTATTAAACAGAATTATATAGATTCAAAAGATAAAGAATTGTTTAGAGCTTCTGGTTTAACTGTCTATTGTGGCTGGCAAGGTTCTGGCAAAACTTTATCAGCGGTAAAGCACGTTTATAACCTTATGATGCGCTACCCTAAATCAATTTTAGTTACAAATTTGGAGTTTAATAGTGATTTACCTAACAAAATCATAACTTTCAAAAATCACGATGATCTGCACCGTTTATTAGTTGAAGTAAATAACAATAAATACGGTGTTATCTACTTAATAGATGAAATACACACGTATTTTAACGCGTTAGAGTCTAAAGATATACCACCATATATTTTTACCGAAATATCACAACAACGCAAGCAACGTAAAGCTATTATTGGTACTTCTCAGCTATTCTTGCGTATGGCAAAACCCTTTCGAGAACAAGCTAACTATTTAGTTATGTGTTCAACTCACGGTAATATATTCACTGTTAATAAAGTTTATGATGCGCACAAGCTCACAACAGACTATTCAGGACAGTTAATAGGCCACGCAATTAAAATGGGTTTTTTCTTCCATTCTGAAAAATTGCGTAATATGTACGATACTTTACAAAAGGTAGTATCAGGTAAAGCAGAATTTGAAGATTTTCAGACAATTAATGTAGAACAGAAAAAACGAAAAGGTTTTCGCGTCACCGCAAGTCGATGACGCGGACGCGAAAACCTCAATAACAACCATTATTTAAAGGAGAAATTATGTTATACGAACTAAAACTTATACGTAAGTTTCAATACACTTTATATCACAACCGTACCCCACTTGCACATTACAATACTAAAAAAGATGCTAAAACTGCGCTATTAGTTATTAAACAACACTTCGAACTTCTCGATAAACTGCAAAAAGTTATGAAAATTCAAACAAATTCATATTGTGGAGATACTCATCTTACTGTATATCAGTATTGTCCAGATTTTGAAATTAAACAATATTTCAAAATCGAACGTGAACAAATTGCTTAATTGTGGCGGGGCGTTGCCCCTTGGGGCAACCCTTGTCAAGAGCCACACTTAACACACAAAACACTAATTTAAGGAGATTATATAATGCAAGTATTTTCGATTAAAAAACAAATAGTTTTAAAAACACCTTTAAAAACGCATACCTCAAATTTTTTAAATTCTATATTTGAAAAAAATCCAAATACTAAATATAAAGAAATATGCTCATATGCTAAAATCTATCCAGATTCAATCAAAATCATCAAATATCACCGCCCTATTGTCTTCTCTAACTTTTCAGAATCTTCAGAATATAGTACTTCCGCTATCTTAATGAACGAAGAAAACTCAGAAGAAAATGATTATCTACAAAAGTCGATCAATCGCACGAAAACCAAAATATCAGATTACGTACTTTGTAACAATTTTTCGCATTTTGCCACCTTCACTTTCGACCCCAAAAATTCAAAAGTTAAAAGCGAAGAAAATCGCCACGACTTTCAAAAGATGTCTTCCCTACTCAAAAACTGGCTTAAAACCGAACAACTTAACCATTTCAGGCGACACGGGCGAAAATTCTTCTATTTAATTGTTCCAGAACGCCATAAAAACGGCGCTTGGCACTTTCACGCATTGCTCGAAGGCTACCAAAACGAAACAGAAGACTTTTACACTCGAAAAAACAAATATATAACCGTTTCTGAACTCAAAAACAAAAAGAAAGACAAAAACCGTAAATTCATCACAAGATATACTCTTGGGCGATCAGAAATAGCTCCTATTAAAGATAAAACAAAGATGTCAAGCTATATCAAAAAATATATTACAAAAGAACTTATTCAAGATAAAAACGCTAAACGCTACTGGGCAAGCCGAAACCTTAAAACACCTGAAATTATACCTAACTTTATTTCAGAATCTCAAAAAATACCTGAACAATTCCTATACGCAAAACACGATTATCATAATATTTACATAATTCCAAAAGAATCCTCATATTTCAGCTTTTCAAAATACGTAAATAAAATTGAAAATCACTTTAAACGTGAAAATTTCCACATAAAAATATAACAGTTATCATCTTGATTTATCAAGTGATAACTCCTTATTTCAATTTATTGAAATAAGCTTATTCTTAATGTATAATAAAATTATGGATAAGAAAACAATAGAGCCACTAAATAATAATATTGAAATTGAAGAAAATAAAAGTTTTGCTTCAAGAGAAATTCAGCAAAAAGCTTCAGATGTATATCAAGAGAACACCCAAAAAGAAGCTTTAGCTATTGAAACAAGAAATCTTTTAAGACAGCGACTTAAACATGATATACGCCAAGAAGTTGCTAAAATGCGAAAACATGTTTTGTGGCTATCTTTCTTTTTTATACTTATGTTTTTTATGTATAATTCACAAAAAAACAGTTCTTCTTTTGTTTGGCTTTTCTTCGTTGTTCTACAAGTTCCCTACTATTATTTTAGGAAATCACGTATAATTAAATCTTATACTGATGATTCAGAAATATAAAATTTTAAAAAATATTAAAATATGGATATTTTATTATACTTTCTTACTATTCCTATAATTCTTGTAATTATAATTAAAGCTATCGTTTCAGATTCTGGATCTTCAAAAAATTCAACATTATATAACTATAGATATAGTCGAAAATACCGTATAATGACTGAACGTGAGCAAGAGTTTTACAAAAAATTAAAATTAATCTGTGGTGATTCAATTTTAATTTTTCCACAAATTCATCTTTCAAATTTATTTTTTCATAATATAAAGGGTCAAAACTTTAAATCTGCTTTCAAATTTATAAACAAGCTTTCAGTTGATTTTGTGCTTGTAGATTCTAGAAACTTCAAAACTCTTATGGCTATTGAACTTGATGATTCAACACACAATGACCAAGAAAGAATTAGGCGTGATTTAATCGTAAATGATATTTTTAAAAAAGCAAACTTCCCTCTTTTGCGCGTGGATTCGATCAAAATTGATAATGAAAAATTGAAGCAAATGATATTAGAAAATATAAAAATTGGTGTAAAATAAACATCAATTTTTTATTATGTACATCTGTAATTATGTTATAATACTTGACAACAAACAAGATATATTGTGCGACCTTTGATATAAATTCTCTTTTTGATACAATGTCCTTGTAAATATAAAATAATTTTAATAAAATATAAGGAAAAAAATTTTATGAAAAATAATCAATTAAATGAAGATAACATTATTTCAGCAGTTGCCCGTGTAGCTCTCAAAACTCAAGAATCGCCAAAAACTGGTAATCTGTATACGACTATAACTCTACATTTTAAAAACGGTCTTGAAATCCGTTATTTCGTAGATCCTAAAGATAAATTTGGTCTTATGGATGCTATCAAATCAATTTCACAATCAGATAAAATTGACAATTTTCTAAATGAGGACTAACAGCCTATGTGAAACTTAAACTATTAGCCCAAAATCGCAAACAAAAAGCGAACAAAAATAGAATACGTGTTTACTGCCAGCCTATTGAGCCCGTTGAATTTCCAACCGCAACAATCCAAGATTGGCCTCGGTTTATTTTAAAATTTGAACCATCATTATTTTGTAAAATTAATGGGGAGCCTTCGCTTGATTTTACCCATTTTACCTCTTGGACTACTCCATCTTGAAATACAATCGCTACTCCACTACCAATATTTCTGTATGTATTATGATATCGGTCTACAGCTAGCTTGTTTTCCATTTTTAAAACAATTAGGGTTTTCGTTGAGATTTGAGTTCCATCCGCATCTGTATGGGTGACTCCGGCCTGACTTCGCAAATAGCAATTACAGTTTTCTTGGTAAACATAGGTCGAATTATAAGAAAAACCTGAAATATTAACCTGAATTTGGGTTGCATTTTTCTCTTTTGCTGGTGAATCTTCTTTTCGACTAAAACCTTCAAAATTCGAAGAATTCCAACCCTTCGAAGAGCCTAATGCTGATAAAATTGTAAAATTCGTATAGACATTATGAGGTGCATAGCGATTTTTTGAACGCCAAAAGGTTTGCGTATTTAAGAATTCATCCATATCTTTATGTTTGCCGTCTCGCATTCTTGCCAAAGCGTCTCCCGGGCCACCAACATGAGCAATCGAGGCATCAAATCCTGAAGCCCAATCAATATAATAACCGCGAATGCTCCTAACGGGTCCTAATAGCTTAGGCTTATTTTGCTGATATAGAGCCAAGAAACGTGTAATTCCACCTTCAGCGATTGCTTCGAAAACAACTTCAGCTTGGCTTAGTCCAGATTGTGGTCTTGCTGGAATTGAGTTTTCAATTATAACACCAAAGACTGGTGCATTTTCGAGCGATTTTTCAGAAACCTCAACTCCAGATAATTTTGAATAAAATTTTTCTGGTTTAGCTTTCTTTTTTGGTTCGGTTTTTTGGCTTTTTGGGTCTGGATTTTTCACGGGTGCACTTTCTGGTTTTCTAAAAAAGAACAAAAAACTAAAAATAATAACCAAAATTAAAAATATTACGCTAATAATTAAACTAATTTTTTGTTTTTTTGATAATTTCGAAAGTGAAAAACGTGATTTTTCAGGATTCCCTAATAAAGCTTTCTCTTTTTGAGTATTTTTCTTTATTCTTTCAATATTTTTCTCGGCTTTATCTTGGCGAGTTTTCTTCATTTCAATCATAAAAATCTCGTATTATAAAATCAATTATAATACTTATGTTTTTAAAAATCAAGATGGGATTGCTGTAATTGCGGCTTTTAACCTCTGGCTTTTATTCCAAATTTGCCAAACTGCAATTTTTGTTGGAATTTCACCCGACCAAATTTGGATAGGTGAAAGCTTGCCTAAGTTTAAATTAGAATTTAGTGGAGATGAAAAAACTTCGCCATTTCCAGCAATAATAAAATTTTCGTTATTTAAAGTTAAAATTTGTGCAGGATAAGAAAGTGTAAATTTATGAAGAACTTCAACAATATTCGAAAGATTCATCGAGAAAGTTAGAACTTTTGGATAAAAAACTTTCGAAAAAATCTTTTGAAGTTGTGCAAAGCTTGCCAAGATACTTATATTTTCTTTTAATAAAATCTCACTAAAAGAATCAAGTAAAATATCGACTGCATCACGAGTGATAAAAACAGGCTTCTCACTTTCAAGAATAAATTTTTCGAAAAGAATTGCCGTTTCGGAGTTTTTGTTTGTGTCGCCAATAAATAAAATAGAATCCGCCCACTTTTCACCAGCTTTAAAATCCTCCCAAGCTTCATTCGAAAATCCACCAGAAAGATTACTTTTTGTGAATATTAGCTCGCTTGAATTAATTTTAATATCTTTTTTCAAACTGTCTGGTAATAAAATTCGAACCTCCCCAACACCAGTCTTTAAAGCAGTTTGGTGGGAAGTTGCAAGTCCGCGAAAAGCCCCTGCCCCGCCACCGATAATCAAAAGTTTGCCCGCATGTGCTTTTTGCTCGGGTTTATTCCAAGCAATTTCAGGAAAAAGTAATTTTGAAGATTGAACTTGCCAAAAATCAAACATCTTTAAGCTCCAGCGAAATTGGACAATGATCGCTCCCTATAATTTCGTTATGAATTTCGGCTTTATTTTTTTCTGAATTTAATGATTTTGAAACAACAAAATAGTCAATCCGCCAGCCAACATTTCGTTCGCGAGATTTTGCAAAATGACTCCACCAAGTGTAGATTTCGGACTTTTCTGGGTTTTGATTTCGAAAAATATC